GAGTGGAAAGACGGAAACTCTACCCTGATTGCTGCCGGCCATGCCGACGACTTCGCAGCCCTTCGCCGGGTGCAGGTGGCCCTCGAGGTCCATGACATGGATGTCGGCATCGACTCAGGCTTCAACACCCAGACGGTTTACGACGCCTGTGCCTCCTATTCCTCGGTGACCTCCAACCCGATCAACTTCCCGTGCGGCCTCCGTTACCCACCGGAAGGCGGCCTCCGCAAGCCCATGGTGATCGGCTGGATGCCGCTCAAAGGCCGGGAGACCGGCGCCCGGTTCACAGCAGCCACCGGGGCGGTGCACCCTTTCGGCCTGTCCACATCCTCATCGATGAGGACCGACGTGGTGCAGCCCCTCCTGGTTTTCGACACCGAGCACCTCCGCGATATGCTGTCCCGACTGCGAAAAGGAGACATCGACCGAGAATGGGGCGTGCACCAGGATCCGCCTAGCGTCCAGGCTGAAGGTGCCTACATCGCCGAGCCCGACCTCTACTGGCGTCACCTGGACTCTCACGTCCTACGCCCCCAGGCAAATCGAGCCGGCCGCATCAAGCACGTCTGGGTTAAGAGGAACCAAAAGTGGCCCGACCATCTGCACGACTGCGAAATCATGCAGCTCGCTATGGTGATGCTTTGGAATGATCTGGTTACGTCAAGTGAGTCAATAGCCAGCTAACCTATTGAAGTCACCCTGGGATCGGTGAAGATCCGCCCGAGGTGTTCACGTTTACCGTAGCCATCAAGAGGGCCTATCTCCGCAGTGTCTACTCGACACTGGGCGGTGTGACGCTCCTGGCTGCCCTGGCTGCTAAGTCTATCGCCGCGGCCACAGTGATCGAGTCCGGCCAGGTTGTCCGGTCGACATCATCCTCCGATGTGTCGGTAGAGTTTGCGGAGCCGGGCAAAGGTGCCCCGACACCGTCCGAGATGGTCGAGATGTGGGAAAGCCTGATCAACGATTACGACCTGGCTGTCGATTACCTCGAGCAGGACGGCATCCTCACTCCCACCGATGCCCAGATCTACACCAAGATGGTGGCCGTGGTTCTGGTTGCAGCCACCAGTTTCGGCGGTGACTTTTCAAACTTCCGCCGTGAGGCGAGCTATCGAGGCATGAGCTGATGGGATTCCTCGACACCATCATTCAGAAGTTCCGGTCGGCACCTGTCGACCGCTACGAGGGCGCGTCCAACTCGATCCGCCGGTCCTTCCTGGACACCAGCTACACCTCGGTTCGGTTCGATGTGACTGCCTCTACCCGGCAGCAGATCGTCCGAAAGAGCCGATTCTTTGAGCAGAACAATGCGGTGATGAATCGCCTCGGTGACCTGTTCGAGAATTACACCGTCGGGTCGAACTTCTCAGTCCAGCCTGCCAGCTCGAATCCCGACTGGAATCTCCGAGCTAAGAAATGGTGGGACACCTGGAGCCGCTACCCTGACATCGGATCACGGCAGTCTTTCGGCACCTTGATGTCATTGGCCGCCCGTGGCTGGTTTTATGACGGGGAATCATTTATCCTCCTGACCAAGGGCGAGACCGGCCGGCCCCGATTGCAGCTCATTGAGCCGCAGCAAGTCTCCACGCCTAATGGCCAGGAGGGTCTTCCCGATGTGTTCGATGGCGTCCGGTTCGACCCCAAGACGGGTCGGGCCATCTCATTCTATTGCGGCCAGGAGCAGCAGCAGGGACAACTTACCGACATCCGCTCTATTTCTTCCGACTCGGTGGTCCACATCTACGAGGCCCAGCGTGCCGGCCAGCTCCGCGGCCTGCCTTTTGTGGCTTGTGTGATCAACGACCTGCACGACCTGGACGATCTCCAGAAGCTCGAGATGGAGTCCTGCAAGCTCGCCTCCAGCGTGGCCCAGGTGATCAAGACCAGCTCCGGCGAGGTTCAGGCCACTAGCCTCCGATCCGGTGTTGCTGGTTCCCAGGGAACCGCGCAGAACTACTACGAGAACATCTTCGGCGCCTCGGTCAAGGTTATGAAGACTGGCGACGAGTTCGAGCAGTTCAGCGCTGACCGCCCCAACGTCAATATGCGTGAGTACTGGCGCAGCCTAACCGAGAAGGTCTGTGCTGGCGTCGGTATTCCTTACGTCCTAGTATTCCCAGAGTCGATGCAGGGCACCGTCTACCGGGGCTCGCTCGATATGTCTTCAGTGTGGTTCCGCAGCCGGCATCAGGTGATGGCCTCGGCCGCCCGTAGGATTTGGGAATATGTGATGGAATACGCCATCCGCACCGATCCCAATCTCCGCGACAGCCCCGATGACTGGTACGAGGTCGCCATCCAGGCACCCCGGGCTCCTAACGTCGACGTCGGCCGCAACTCTGCCGCCCAGCTAAACGAGCTTGGTGCCGGCATTACGACCTATGACGAGATCTACGGCGCCAGAGGCATCGACTGGCGATCCGCCCTAGAGGCCAAGGCTCAACAGGCCCGGTACATCCAAGACCTGGCGGTCAAGTACGGCCTCGATGTCTCACAGATCTCGACCGCCCAAAAGCAGCCGATAGCACCGGAGCCGGCCGCGGCCGCTCTCGAGCAGCCTCCTTCCGAAGAAATGCCCGAGCCGATCCCGGCCGAGCCCATCGAAGAGGTGGTTGCGGTGATCGAGCCTAAGAAGCGGAAAACCAGAGCCAAGAAAACCGAATGACTAAAGTAACCAACTGGCTTTCCTACAGCCCCCGAGCCTCGGTCCATGAGCCGGCAGTGCTCCAGATATTCGACCAGATCGGCGAAGATTGGTTCGGTGGTTCAGGCATTTCTGCTAAGGCATTCTCCGATGCTCTCCAGTCTGTAGGCCCCGGCCCCCTGGTGGTCGAGATCAACAGTCCCGGCGGCAACGTCTGGGACGGCCTGGCCATCTACAATATGCTGCGAGGTCGGCAGGCGCCGGTGACAACCCGGGTGGTCGGCATCGCTGCCTCGATTGCTTCCATCATCGCCCTGGCAGGTGACACCATCGAGATGGCCGAGGCCTCGCTGTTCATGATTCATGACCCGTCGGGGATGGTGGCAGGCACCTCGGACGATATGCGGAAGATGGCCAACGCCCTCGACCAGCACGCGGAGATCCTGGCCGGCATCTACACCAAGCGCACCGGCAAGACCTCAGCTCAGATCCGCGCGGCAATGACCGCGGAAACATGGTTCACCGCCCAGGAGGCCATCCAGTTCGGTCTGGCCGACAAGACCACCGAGCAGCTCGCCATGGCCGCCTGCTGGCATCCTCGGGCTGTCACCAAGACCGCCCCCGAGACCGTCCGAAGCAACCTCCGCCGCGGCCTAGAGCAGTACGCCGAGGGCCTCGCCGGTGATGGCCTCGAGAAGCAGACCGTCCTGGACGCCGAGGCCCTGGTGGCCGGTGAGGCGCCCACCGAGGACAAGATCCGCACAGCCAACGCCTGGTGGGGACGCAACGAGCGCTTCCTCGAGGCCGAAGCCAACACCCCTGCCGACGTGGCTGCAAACCTATGGGGAGGTGCCGCCGGCCGTGACTGGTTCAAGGCACTCTATGCCCAACTCGAAGTCGAGGAGGGCGAAACCACAGACAAAACACTTTCGACCGGCAGCACTAACGCTGCCGACGATGGCGCGACAACCGCGCCGACATCACAGCAGACACCACACAACATGACTGATTCCAACACCGTGGTGGCGGCCGCTCCTAGTGCGCCGACCGCCCTCGACATCGACGCCATCGTCGCCAAGGCCGTGGCCGCTGCCATCAGCGCCAAGACCATCACCGCCGCCCCTGCACCGGAGCCCGTCGCCCCGGTTCGCATCGAGAACCTTGGCAACGGTTTGCTTGAGAAGCACAAGGGCTTTCGCGCCGGTGCCGAGCGCCAGCGCTTCCTCATCGAGAACCACAGCGAGCTGTTGCGCCAGAACCGCTTGATCGCTCCCCAGAACGCGAACACCTTCGCCTCTGGTTTGGTTGTCGATTACCTCGCCGATGCAGTGATCACCGTCGCCACCACTAAGCTGGCTATGGTCAGCGGCTTCACGCGCAACGTCGGCCTGGACAACCTCCGCCCTCGCGCCACCGTCCAGGTGAAGAAGTTCACCACCGGCGACGCCACGGTCGACAACGCCTCCAACTTCGAGGACGGCGCCGCCAACCAATCCACACTGGCCGCCACCTCGGTGACCGTGAACCAGATCACCAAGACCTTCACGGTGACCCAGCAGGAACTCAATCAAGGCTTCGCCCTGTCCGATCTTGCCCA